TTCAACTTGGCTCCTATCCTCAAATCGATGCTTTAAATTTACATGGTGTACCAGTAGTTTAGCATCATATTTTTTCATAGTACAATATTACAAAAGTTATCCAACTCGGGGCGGTACAATGGAAAACTACTATTATTCTCGCATATAAACTCGGTCATTATCTTTTCGTCCTCCGTTGCCCTCCTCACGTAATCATGCTTAATATACTGTATGTCTTGCAAACTGGTCGGGAGGCTGTTATCTCCGCTATTCTGAACAAGCCCCATGTTTCTAAACTTATTGCTTAAAGGTATTGGCAACTCCGAGCATACCCACCAATGCAAAATAGGATGTATAAAGGTATTTATAAGCCCTTTCTCTAAATCGCTTAACGTATTATCAACAACTTTTTGCCTTAAATCGTCATACATGGGTTGCCCAAACAGTTTACGCATTCGCCAGTTTTGAACCCACTGGAGTATAGGTGCTATGTACTTATATGAGAGGTTTTCATCTAACAAACCAAAATCCTTTAGCTTGTTTTCACTGATTAATATTACTTTATACTTGTCCATTATCAACAATATTAAACGGATTAATCGAAATGCCCAAACCCTTACCGAAATAAGGCTCAAACAACTTGGTTAACTCACTAATCAATATATCCTGTTGTGATTTCACAACTGTTTTTGTGAATATCTCAAACGCTTCAAAATACTCTGTTTTGCTAAATCCTGTATTTTCCATTTTAATACCAAACAGTGCGGGGCTTGTTACCCTCCACGCTGTGAATATCGATTGTTGTGCGTTCTTTTGCAACGCTTGGAATTTCTCATCAAAATTATCGGCATCAAGTTTCTGAATTTCTGTACCTTTATCCCTACTTTCGTTAAAAACAACCATTAATTTCGAGCCACTTGTTCCCGAAAACTTCGCATTTATATCCCTTTCAATGTCCTCCCGAACCTCCTTTTGTGGTATTCCGTTGTTCATGTTAACAATGGTGTTCACTTGGAAACCGTTGCTAATATTATTGAGGTGAAACTTGGTTATCTCAATGGCTGTGTAAAGCGAACGTAAAGCAGCATTGTATAAGGGTACAGGGTACACGCCCCGAGTTTTGTGACCTTTGAAATAGAACATTTGCCTTTTATCAATATTGCCCTTTTTGAAGTTATGGTAAACCAACGCTTGAGCACCCCATTTTCCCCAATCCTTTGAGATATAAATGTTCTCTTCGCTTTCATCTACTCGTGCGGTCATAAAGTCAACATAGCGCATCTGTGATAATTCTCTAGCCATGTTCGGAATAACATCCAAACAAAAACCGCCAAATATGTAGTAATCGAGCATGATTTTTCGGCAAAGGTCGTCAATTGTTTCATCAGAATTAACACCCTCAAAGAACTTTTGAAGTTTTGCGTTGGTTGAGGTTATCCCATTGCCAACGGTAAAGGAAACCATGCCATCAACTATTGATTGGTGGTCGGCGCAATCGTCATAAATCTTTTTAAGGAACTCGGGGTATTTATTATCTTCGCCATATCCAACATAATCTTTCCCCCTGACCTTTTTTTCTGTTGGTTCGGGCAAACTTACCTGCTCGAAATTGACTATAAAATGCTCGTTCATATTATTTGTATTCGTTCCAATATTGGTGGAGGCGGTACAGGCTGCTCATCCGTAAATATAATCTTATCGCTTGGCAAATCAATAGTCGGGCGTGCCATTCTCTGCTCAAAAACATATGCTATCCCAAATCGACAAACAACGTCCTCACTTGTTATCACTTTATAATTATACTCCCCATAAGGCAACTCGGTAAAGTTCAAAACAAACGTTACAAAACTAGTAGTAGGGGTTACATCCACCGCTTCAAAGGTGTAAACTTTTAGGCTATCCTTAGATTTTAGCTCAAATGTATAAACACCATTCGCCTTTTCGGTAACCCTTAAAACAAGGTTTTGCACACTTTTGTATAGTTTTGTAGTCATTTTGCAGCAGTTATACTTTAATATACGTTAACTAGATTTTTTCATTAAACAAAAAAAGCCACCCGTTAAGGTGGCTCTTAATATCAAAGCGTATAATTTACAGTACAACAGCCACTGCATTAGCAGCAACCTCATACGGAAAATCTTTAGATAAGTCCTGTAAAGTCACTTGGTATTGGTTGGCATCACCGTAGGCAGTGCCTGTGCTTGCTGTTCCCTCTGTTAGCGTAACAGGATGCTCAAATCCCAAATACCAAAATTTATTAGCGTTATCCTTTACAATAACCGCCAAATCACCCAAAGCCAAAGCCTTTATTTCTGCTCGCTTCAAGTTAGTCATCTTACCAAAGGCAACGCTTACCATTGTTTCAATAAACTTTGTCCCAGTGGAATCGTCAATCGTCGCTGTGGAGGTCATGCTCGCAATCTGTTTCCGAACCTCGTAAACCTTAAACTTAGCGCCCCCAACCATTGTAATCGCTGTTACAATCTCGGTGGTTCCATTTATAGTTAAAGTTGATACTTTGGTACGGTCACTGATATAGATTTCTTTCACTCCACCAATGCCCTTGCAATCTCGGGTAATACCAGCCAGTGTTATTGGACAACTCATGGATAAAGCACCTCCTCTGCTATGTAATAAGGCATATTTTGACTGCTATCAGATAGAACGACATTAAACTGGTTCGCATCTGCGTATGTAGTGCCAGTTTGCGCTCCCGCTTCAACCAACGTACAAGGATTGTCAAAACCTAATAACCAATATTCACCGTTATTGTCTTCAACAATAGCCAACAGCTCAGCGTTCATAAGGTTCTTAATCTCTAAACGCTTGGCTGCTGTCATGGCAGCAAATGCCATTGTTACCCTTGTTTCGTAGAAAAGCGTTCCCGCCACATCATCGCTATTAATGGTCGTTTCCATGCTTGCCACCTGCTTACGGAACTGAAACTCGAAGTAATCACCCAAACCGATTGCAGAAACCTCATCGTTTATGATTGTTACATCTGGTAAATATACAGTTCTATCAGCAAGCCAGACACGCTTAACACCGCCCATCCCTTTGCAATCACGAGTTATGCCCGTTAATGTTATTGAACAACTCATGTTTTAATTTTTAGTGTTGATTATTCTCCACCTCCTTCAACGTGAAACTCAACGATATGGTCACCGTAAGCATACTGAACGCCCGCAACAAACTCAACAGCAAGCCTAAACTCGCGATTGTCTTGTGAATACCAAAACTCAAATTTCTCCTCATCGTTTGCTAAGTCAGTGCCATAGAACACCTCATTTGCATCAAAGGCAAAAATTCTGTTAGTACCATTTAAACCATTTACTCCGATAACCTTAGTTGAGGTGCCAGGAATAATAACCTCCATGTTACCGTCCAATGTTTCTTTATAATGGTACAAATCAGCATTACGAAGCGCAACAATCGCCAACCTGAACACATCGGCACCAACCATAATTACAGTTGTTGGTCTGTCAAGTATCTCAAACGGGATGTTCAAAAATACGCTGTCAATGATTTGCAGCACGTTGTTAGTTGTGATGCTAGTTATACCAGTATTAACGGTTGGGATAACGTTTGTATCAGCATCGATAAGTTTAATTAACCCGTCAAACTTGTTTAGGTTAACGTTCATTGAATCTACATCGCCTTGCCAAATGGCAATTTCTAAAGCCTGTGAGATGCTTGCCAATTCAGCAGTAATAAAGTCATCTTCGAATGGTAGGGTCTTTGCACCTGCTGCTACTTTTACTTTGTAGCCCATCCAATATTGAAACATCTTTTTGTCGCAAAACGATTTGTTAACCTTAATCGCTCCAACGGTTAACTTGCGCTGTGATAGCGTGGTTTCACCCGCCTCATCCCAACCGCACACCGCACCGTTACCGAATACAGTTGTGTTGGTTAACAGGTTTAGTGCTGTTGTTCCTTTAACTCCTGTTTGCAGGTTTAAAAGTTTTGATGTCTTCGCCGAAAGTACCGCCTTTCCGATTAGCGGCTCCCTTTGCTCATCAACGAAACTTAATAACGAACCTAATTCTAAAGCCATGTTTTTTCCTCCTTAATTTAGTTTAGTTTAAAAATATTTTAGCTGTTTAATGCCCTTTTCGGGTTTCCCTTTGTCGTCAACTTGCGTTGTGCCTTTAGCCTCCGTTACCTCAACGGTGCTGAACTTAGCCACAACACTAGCCATGTTGTGAAGTTGTTTCGCCAACTCCTCAATTTTCTGATTAATCGCATCGATAGCCTCTTTATGATTATCGGTTGCCATTTCTTGCTGTTTCTCCTCTTCAACAATCGGAGCAGCCTCCTCCTCACTTGCGGGTGCTGCAATGGTTTTTACCAAACCGCCCTCAATAGTTATCACTGTTCCGTCCTCAAGCGTAAACACACCGTCTGGGGCTGTAATCCTTTCACCTGCATCATCGTAGGTAAAAATATCAATACCCTCAACCAAATCGCCCTCGTAAACGAATACGAAGCCCTCAAGGCTCGTCACTTCCGCAAAATTGAATAACACTTTGCCAAGTGCAATCCTAATCCTTTTTAGTTCATCTTTTACTGTCATCGTTCTACTTTATTTTAGTTAATAATCTGTAAACACTTTCCATTAAACTCGGCTCTTTTGGCTCTGTTGAGTAGGTAAAAACCCCCTCGATGCTAAAGCCTTTATACGTTTTATCCTTAATCGCTTGCCAGACCTCTTCATTTTCAACCTTAAACTTACCAACCCAACTACCATCACTAACCATTTCAAACGCATTGGGCGGGTTTATTCCGTTTTCTCGGTCGATAGTATAGTTCTCATGCAGGTAAACACCCTCCACATTAGCCATATGCCCAACGGTAACGCTGTCATTTAACTTACCTTTGAAGTATCTTTCTACAATACCTCTAACCGTTTCTTTAGTAAACACTACGAAATGCTCCCCGTATGGTGGATTGTTCCTAAAAATGGGCGTATCAGCCAACATGATAACTCCAAAAACGATCCGTTTTTCTTCGTTTTCAACTGCAAAATTATGTTGGTGGCTGTTCATCGCTATAAACTGATAGCCCAAAGCAGGGCTGTCAACTAAACTAATGGCAGTAACACCGCACTCATCGTCTGCTAGAATTAACTCAAATGTTTCCATGCTTTAATATACGTTAAGTTGATTTTTTCATTTTAGAAAGTTGCCTCTCTTGCAATACCGTCAAGCCTTTCAGACTTATTCCTTATATCGCTTTCAACTACATAAGCCTGTACTGGCTGAATATCCTCCTCCTGCCCATTGTTGCCAAACTGCCCGACTGGCTCAATTCTGCTTTGCATCTTTGGCGGTGTTATCGTCATGGGGGTTACCGATGAGGTGGTCGCTGGGCTTGTACCTTTTGGAACCTGCACCGCTTTTAGTTTCGCGATTTGCGCAATCCCTGTCGCTGTGGCTGCGGCTGCATATATACCGCCAAGTATCGGAGAATAGGCGGTAGGTACTGGTTTAAATGCTGCTCGGTAACCCTCGAACGCTGCTGCCAAAGTGTTGATAACCGTTGCGGTAATGGCTAATGATTTGCCACGCTTCGTTTCGTTTCCTGCTAGTTCACTCATTGCGCTGAATAGGCTTGCAGTGGCGTTCAACATGGCAAACTTATGCTCTAACGTTGTTTCTTCGATTAGTTTCTCCATTGCCATGCGTTGCTCCAAAGATTTTACCTTTTCATCGTTGGCTTTAACAGTTGCATCAATAGACTTTTTTAGATATGCCTCCTCTTCCGACATCATGCGGTCAAATTCACTTATTGAATTTTCAATCATTTCTGAACTCATCGACTGCATATCGTCCTTTAGTTTCTGCTGCCTATTATATGCCTTTTCCGCTTCTTTTTGCTGCTTAATCCTGAATAGTTCGACCTCTTCGATTAGTTTTTGTCGGCTCGCCTCCAGTGCTACCCTATTTTTTTGAGCCTCATCATAATTCTTTTTAGCCTCATCAACTGCTGACTTTTCTGCCTCGCTGTTTTTTAGAATATTCTCATATTCTCCTTTATACCTCGCTTCCGTTACCTTTGCTAAATATAATTGCATCATTAGGTTTTTAGTTCGAACCTTTAAAAGTTCCTCTTCGCTTGCTCCCATCGCTTTCAACTTAGCAACCTCATGGTCGTAAAAGTCAGAAAGTTTCTGACGGTACATCATTTCTTCTGCAAGTAACTTGTTGGTTTCTGCCTGCTCTTCATTGTTCCTTTTTAATACTTTGATAAGCCCAGTAATCCCTGCTGTTACAGCAGCCAAAACGGTAACGATTAAAAATATAGGGTTGGCAGCCATTGCAGCGTTCCAAGCACGTTGCACAATGGTTATACCCTTAATCGCAACGGAATTATACTTTATTACGCTAGTCAAATTCTTAAACCCTTTGTAAAGCCCGTCCAAACCCATTAACCCCTGAACAACTGCCATACCAGCCTGTAATTTTACAAGCGTATCCATTAGTTTCTCGTTCTCAACGCCAAACATAGCACTCACACCCCGCACTGCATTGATACCGCCAACCATGCCCGAAAGTATATCGGTGCTGTTTTTTAGTATAGCTCCGAAATCATTTATTGAACCTTTTACAATCCTGTTAGTTTCTGCTAGGGTGTGCTGTGCCTCCGTTGCTTTTTGCAATGCTGCTGTCCATTCTGCCGAACCCTGCTCGGCATTTAGCATCTCATCCTTTGCCTCCTTTAACGTTGTGCGCAAATCCTTTAGCGATACCTGCGCTTTGGAGGTATCAACGTTTAAAACCTTATTCGTTTCGTTTGTCATAATATTTGTCCCTCACTATACGCTGTTATATTATTTACGCTAATCAATTCAACCATTGTTGGCGCATTCCTTTTCACATCGTAGTCCTCAATTTTATTAATCGCCCAAAGCCTATTATTGAAGTGAACGAAATCGCTAAACTTGAAATTTGCTATATCATTAGCATCGAGCCAAAAGTAGCCTCTGAAAATCTTTGTGTTTACGTTGTACCGCTCCATTAGGTAGTTTCGCCAAAGCCTTTCATAAATGGTCGTTTCGCCTGCTGTGAATCTACCAACATAGTATTGCTCTCTCGGTCTTCCTAAATCGATTGTGTATTCGATGCTCCCGCTTATGCCATGCCTAAAGGTTGCTGTTTCCCAATACTTATTTCGCCCCGTTCCGATAACGCTATCACGCTGCAAAACTCTTATATTTAACTTGAAGCGTCCGAACTGGTCAATAAAAGGGGTGTAATTGCTAAAGTCATAACCATTCAACTCAAAGTATTGGTTAATGTAGTTGGCATCACCCGCAAAAAAACCCATTGATGAGTCAGGTCTGTCGCTATTAACAAACTTACTTTTAGGGTTATCGTCCTGTAATTTGTTATCAAACAAAAGAACAAGCTCATCGGTTGGCTTACTTTCCGTTAATGTACCGCTATATAAAGCAGGTACTTTCTTTGCTGTTCCTGTGTTTCTGCCAAATATATCGGAATTAACCTGAACCATTGCACATGGAGAAAAGATTATATCCTCCAACAAATCATATGTATCATTATTAAAATCATAACCAGTGTTAAGCCTTATCTCATTATATTCCTGACCGTAACGCTCTTTGTAGTTTTTGCATAGTTGATTTTCGGCATCCTTGTACTTCATGCGAATATATTTGCTCTGAAAATTAAGCGGAACCATTGCGCTCGGCTTATCATGGCAAAATTTATCATTCCAATCTAGTTTATTTTTGTCTGCATAATACTCATTCCTAGTCAATAAACAAATGGTGTTAGTATCGTAATCGATAACAGGGTATAATCCAAACAATTTAATGTAACTCAAAAAGAATTCCTTTACTCCGACGCTTGGCAGCAAATCCCAAATCCTAATGCTTGCGCCCGCTTCGATTTTCTCGGCACTATAAACGGTGTAACTGCTTGGCGTTTGCCTGTAAAGAACATCATTAATCGCTCCCGTTTCGGTTGGTCTTTTATCATTCGTTAAAGCAACTCCCTCATTATAGATAACGGTGTAAATCAAAGCCACTCGCTGCGTTATGTTTCTGTAAAGGTTAAAAAGCATCTTTGTTCCTGAAAACTCGGTCAAGATGAAATCGTCCAAGTTAAGCCATACCTGTTGAGTTGCTAAATAAATCTGAATATAGGCATCCTTGCCCGTTTCCGCTTGGACCCTAAATCTATACTCCCCCGCTTTGTTTTCTGGGTCTGCCTTTCCTGTTAGTATCAACCGCCCTATTCTTAATATCCTTTGATTTTCTCCCGTTGCCTTGTAACTGGTATAAGATACCTCGATAACTATATTGGCATCCGTTGAGGTTGGCAGCCAAGTGAAATTAGTTGCAAATGCAGGTACACCCGAAATCCTAAATGTATTTTGCCCCGAAACATGAGAACCTTTCGAGTAGTCAACAAAGAATATATTAGGGTTTAACTCTGAGTTAACTATCAAAGGTTTCATCTCAACATCCACCTCAACAAACGTTGTACCCGTTATAGGCATAACTTTTATTTTATCAGTTACCACATCGCCAATACTAGCACCAATATTAGCGGGTGTTATAGTCAAAGCATGAGGAGAAAACGTTCTATACTTGTAGCTCCCCGAGTATGTTCCGCTTTTTATGCCTACTCCACTAGTAGCATTGTAGGTTGTTAGCCCGAACGAGGTTGTAAAGTTCTTTAGTAACGGAACGGTGCAAAGCAGCCTAAACCAATAAGGGTTATCTTGATTAACCCACTCCCCCCCAATATTGCCAAGCGAGTAGCCTAATGCTCTGATAATATCGGCTATCAGTTTGTCCATGTAAAAGCCAAAACGTTGATTAACCTCTTTTTTGGCACAAGTTTGCTGCTCGGTATATTTCGCACCTAATTTAGTTACTTCGCCTTTCGCTATCGCTGAATCGGCGGTCTGGTTGGTTATATCTGCGCTATAATAAGTAACGTCATCTGTTGGCGCACCATTCTCGGCATCCACTAGAGAAACATAGATGTTTCTGTAATCGTCCGTAAAAATACCCCTATAAAAATCGCCATCAACATAACCAGTATTGTTAAAATCAGTAGTGTAAAGGGTATTGAATAGCGTATCTCTGTTGTATAGAGGATTGTCAAAGCATCGCCAAAGGTTTAGTAAAGTGCTATCGGCGGGCGTTTGCACTGTGTTTATCGCTCCGAAATTAGGTGTAAAATCAATCCTATTGCCTCTGTACGTGGCATTGTCGAGCAAATCCCGAACGGTCAAACCCTCGAACTTCTGGAAAAACTCCCCTAACTCCCCGAACAAAGCCACTTCATACCTCCAACTATTGTCCGATGTGTATTTAACCTCCAACAACTTAACATAACCCGCAAAAACTCGGGTCGCATTTTTGTACAACTCAAAGTTAACCTTTTTGCTAGGGTTAAAGTTGTTGCCAATATTGGGCGTTGTTGCTGTTGGTATCAGCCTTGACTGGCTAAAGATGTTACCGAATAACTCATCATTTGCCTTAGTGTTGGGTATGCTTACCGTTTTGGTAAAGTCATTCTTTATCTTACTGGGGTCGAATATATCCAAATACTGCTTATTGATTAGTATATCAACAGCATTGTCTAAATCAACTCTTTGCCCTGCTATGTATAGTTCTACATTTGTCATTATCCAATAAATAAGTCGTTAAACTGCTCTTTTACCCTAACAGTAAAATTAAATATACCATTGTTCTTGAAGTTCTTATGCTCAAAGTTCGTTTCCATAACCTCAACCGCAATAGCCCCGTAAGTCTGCGACCATAGCCATACTTTCGGGCTTACGAATAAGTCCTCTAGCCAACGATGCTCATCGCCCATAATATCGCTGTTCAGATTGAACTCACGACCTGAAGTGCTTAAATAGTTCCGAGTTACCTGCCTTGCCAATGTTCCGCTAAACGCACTTCCCGCAAACGGTCTTCGCTCACGTTCATAACTGCTCTTTTCTGCACTTATGCTTTGGTATGTTTTACCTCCCATTGGCAGCCAATCGACCCCGCCAAGCCTATTCTGCCAATACAACTGGAACGGTTCTCCCTTTAGACACTCGGGGTCGATGCGTTCAATGTAGATAGTTCTGAACGTTGCACCCATATCCTCCAATCGAAAAGCCATTGATACAAGTTTCTCGGTTGGATAATATTTATTCACGAAGAAACTCCTTACCGTACCTGCATTTATTGTTATGGTGGCATCGGCGATACCCTCATCAATAGCACCCGTTTTGCTAACGTACTTCGCTATGTTATAGGTTAACGCATCATTTGAACTCATGCCATTGAACACCTGAATGTAAAGCGGTGCGCCCATTAGCGCCTTATTCCAAACCCGCCCATTAACGTGCATATCCGACCAACAGTAACTGTTAACGAAACTTTGCAGAATCCAATCACTTGGCATCTCGGTTGGTACATACATAATAGGGTCGCCATTTTGTCGCTCGTTTGCCAACCAGTGCTGAAACCGACCAAATGGCAAATCTTGACGACAAAACTGATACCAATCTTTATAAAGCGGGTTTTGTGCGCAAACCTTTACCGTTGTATCTGCGATTTTATCCGTTCCGTTAGTCTTATAGAACGAAATCTTTATATCATTTACAAAATCTATCAGTAGCGTATTAAAGGTTGTGCTACCGATAACGAAGCCATCCGTATTAGGTAGGTTCCGAACATAAGGCTGTACATCAACGCCCGTTATCGTTGCACTCGGTCGCTTGTAGATTATGCCTTCAAAGTACGCCTTTTCATCAACGCTTGTGCCTATCCTTAGTATTTGGGCATCATCTGTGCTGTTGCTCCCCACCTCAATAGGGCTGTTCTGTGCGTTCAATGCATTTGGTGCTATTGCTATGCTCATTTCGTCCAGTTTATTACTTCATTTGAATACTCTTCAATATCTGTATCAAAGGCTTTATTGAACTCGCCAACATCCTTTTTCCTTTCTGTTAAAACCTCCTGTAAGTACGGTTTAGGCTTTATCCCATCCCTCGCAATCTTTCGGCTAATCAAAAAAACCAGTTGATTATGCTTTATACTCGGGTCACGTGGTTGTATGCCTTTCTCGGTTATCCATCTACTTATAACATCCTTTGGTGGAAACTTAGCACCCGCCCGCCTACCTCGTTCAATGTACTTCCAATAGATCGCCCTTGTTAGCAGTACCGATATGCTGTCCGTTGCAACAACAACAAACGCCTTTACGGTGCGGGATATCTTATAATCGCCTAACTTAGCCCTGTACTCGTTCTGTACCCGCTTGGCATAATCCTCACAAAACTTTTTTATGTTTGCGAAACTGCTCATTGTGCTTATGTGTTTCGTCCTTAATATAAGCGATGGTGTTCAGGAACTCAACTATGTTGAGGCTAAATACCTTTTCCCAATCTCTATTAGTTTCTTTTCCAACTCTATCAACACATCTAATCCAATTCCAGTTATCTTTAACCTCAGTGCCCGCCGCCACTTCAATCTCCTCTTCTCCCTCGCTATCTGACGTTCCAAAGAGGTTACCATATAAGCGACCGAAGTCCGATATACTTTGCAAAAAAAAAGCATCAAACTACTGGCAACCGTTATCGGTAAATGTTCCTCCAATTCCTTTGCAACCTCCAACACTTCAATGCTCTTATCCCTTTCGAGCCTTAACCCAAAGAACGATTTAACCCGCTTCGCAGGGTGTATGAACAATGCTAAAATCTTACTCATGTTTTCTTCAATAGGCTGCTCCGATAGGGTAACAAAGTCAATGTACTCGCTTGCAGTCATTTTGCTAATCTCTAAATTGACTAGGTAGTCCCGCCCGTTTATCTTTAGGTTTGGCGTAATCGAAACGGGAGGAATCTCCTCCTTTATAAAGGCGATACCCTCAACTTTCTTTACGTAGTCATTTAGCGGGTAATCCATAACATCGTCAATGCTCCTACCCTCCAACAAGGCAACAATGGCAGCACACTTCGTCACATAGTCCATCTTAGAACTTAACAGGTCGTTAAGCTCAAAGTACTCTTTTACCGTTAATTCGTTCCATGAATGTTTCATAATCTAATATACGTTTAGTTTAAAAATATGTGTATTTCCCATAATTCTCCAATTTATCCAAGAACTCAACTGCATATCTAATCGAATCAATGGCATGATTATATCTATCAATAGCCATTTTACTCACGCTATCCAACCAAATGTAGTTTCTTAGTTCCTTTTCAATATTGTGACTGCGACCGCTAATAATAATCTTATAGTTTAACAGGTGCATCAACCCCGACTGAATAGTAGTTTTTTTGCATGGTCGGATGTTCAAACCTTTGCCCTTTAGCTCTTCGATTAGCCTCCCCTCTGCGTTATCTGCTATAATAGGCTTGTCATTCGCATGGATTTTGTTTAGCTCATAAATCTGCTGTGTTGATAGTTTGCTGCTTGGCAGGTAAAAGCACTCATCAACATAAAGCAACCTTTTCTGTTTATCGATAGCAACCTTTATCAATGTGGTAGGGTCGTTGCTCCACCCGTAATCCTGACCGAAACACATAAGCGGTAAGTCATTATTGAACTCGCCAAATTCCCAATCAGTAAAAACAACACCCTCCAGTAATCCTACTTCGCCCTCAACAAACACCTTTTGAAAGTTGGCATTCCTTTTACCCGCTTCAATTAGTTCCTTTATAATCTCTTTGGATAGGTACGGATTTTTTAAAAATGTTGAATGGATATAAGCAGCATTTCCCCGCTTCATATAATCGTCCGTAATATAAAACTCATGCGTAGGGTTATAATCAACAAATATCTTATCAACGGTTCTAATAGCCAACTGCCTAAATGCCTCTTCACTGATGCTGTTGACCTCGTTGCAAAATAGTATATCTCTTGCAGCCCCGTAAATCTTGTCAGGCTGGTCAACGGAAAAGAACTCTATTGTCGAGTTGTTAACGGTGTAGGTAAGTGATGAACGGTTCCAACTCTTATCATCATACTGCCCTGTTTTGATTAGTTCACTTAGAAAATCTCTGATAGCACCCCTTTTGAGATGTGGCAATGTTTGACTAACAACTGATATTGTTCTTGGCTGTTTCTTTTTGCCTATTAAATAGAGCAGTTGTAAAATAGAGTAAGTTTTACTGGAACGTGCCGAACCCTGATTTATTATGTACCTTTTTCCATCCCGATAGGCTTTCAGGTTGTCGAAAAATACATCTGTATATCGGATAGGCTCCACATCTATTTTTTAGTTGAACGTTTCCGCTTTTGCTGCTCAAGCGGTGTCTGTGATTTCTTTTGCTCTTTCTGTGTAAAGTACAACCTGCCTAATTTCTTGTAAACGCCCAACGTACAACTACCACACCCCCGCCCATCGTACTCGGTTGAATTCGTGGCTGCCTTGTAAATCGTCTTAACCTCGTCAATCTCTTTAGGGTTTACAACTCGAATATAGTCGTACTGCATGGCATTACTCAAAGATGTTTCAATATTTGCCAAGTAAGCCATTTGATCGGTTGTTAGTTCAATCTTGTTAGCCATGTTCGTAGTTTAGTTGATATGGTTATTAGAATAGCATTAACTATCTCAGTTGAGTAAGCCAATAGCGTAGCAATTATTAAGCGGGTGTAAATCTCTTGTTCAGAAAATATCAGCACTAGCCAAAAGGTCATGCAAAGGGAGCAGTCTAAAGGCTTGAGCCTGAAATGGCGGTAAGGTGTTTTTTTGTATAGCAACCCATGCAGCCACCGTTTCCTCTGCTCAACAAACCCAGTGTAATCGATAACGAAAACAGTAACCAATACTATTGCAAGTTCACGCATAAGGCTCTTATTTTTCTAACTATCGCATTTATATTTTGGGCTTTTATGCCCGTTTCAAACTCTACTTTCTTTGCGCTGCCAACCTCCAAGTAAAGGCAGAACAACCTCCGCTCTGTTGCTGTTACCTTAGTCGAGTTTATCACAGCCATTATTTTTAATGCCCTTTCGTCCTCGACAAACTCATTAGGCTTGTACCTGCTTTCAATCTCATAAATTGTCAATCCCTTTATACGCACCATGCCTTTTGAAGTTCCTCCAAAATTTACTATCGTTAGAGTGGTATTGACGTTTTGCGATTCCACAGGCAAAGGCTGCCAACTTATTGTTGTTATCCAATTCATTCAGTCGCTTGTTATCCTGTTTGAGCAGCTCAAAAAATACTTCTTGCTTGAGGTCGGATGCATACTTGGTGGTAACGCCTATTGATAGTACCGCTTGACATATCACCCTGTAATTTGTGTTGATAATATCCCTATTGCTCTTCATTATTGAACTCCTCAAGTATCTGTTTGGTATCATTGGATGTGACTAAGATATTTTGCTGAACAGCCTCCCCCTTGCTGGTGTGGTCGATGTTAGAACGGTCAACCCATCCAAAGCGGTTCTTCATAAACCTGTATAATTGAAGTCCTTTGTTTTTAGGTTTGTTCGCCCCATTCTGTGCCACCACCCCTCAGAAAGTAATTTACCCACTTTTACGGTTTCCGAAAAATCTGGGTAATCCTTAATCCATCTATCCCATAAATCGTTTGAAAATGAACCACGCCATTTATAGATAAGCCCTTTTATTTCAACATCGGATGCACCCTCTTCGTATAGTTCCAATATTTGATTATACCACCCATCGGGTAATGAACTTAAATCCTCTATTGGTCTGCCTGCGCTCATGCCTTACACTCAATTACGTTATTTCGGTTTATACGAACATCCTTAAACCCCACGTTGAACACCACGAAGTCACGCCCAACGTAGGCGAGGTTGCCCTGTTGTACGTTGATGTACCCAACTTTGTTTCGGTAGGTCAGTACAACTCGTTTGTACTCATAATCCTTTAATCGTGCCATATCGCAAATATAAGTTATAATTGTTAGAATGGTACATCGATGTGCTTAATTTTTTGTAAATGGTTGTTAATCTTCGAGGTCAGAACAAACGTTCTGCCAATCCAGTAGCCATAACTCCCGCCGCAAGTTGTTTCCTTTATAAGCCTGCCTGTTCTGGTGTTAATAATAGTTTTGCAGGTGCTAACTTGGATATGTGGCTGCTGTTTAAATTGCCATTTCAAAGAGTATTGCGTTGTAATTGTGTACATTTGGCTTTGGGGTTTTGTGGGTTATAAGTGAGTTATGGGCAA